AATTTCCAAAATATTTTAAAATTGTCTTGAGTAAAATTACATTTTCTACTACGTTTTCCCCAGCTCCTCCAAAGCTTGATTTTAAATCTTTCTGATCGTAAGTAATATTAGATTCTAACTGTTCTACCTTAGAATCGGATATGCTTGAGTTTATGTCCTTTGAAGTTTTTAGCGCATTACTTATATATGTTTTTAGGTTGCTATTGAGCTTTTCGTTAAAAGTTTTTGACTTTATTAAATACTTTGAAGTATACTCTCCCCACTCTTCATCGTCAAATGAGTCATAACTTGGTATTGCGATCCCTTGGTTAAGGAGGTATAGCTTATTATTATAGACCGTTTTTCTAATACCAGAAAAAACTTCGCTTTTTTGATTTTGCTTCTTCTGATACTCCCAATAAAAATCTTTACTGAATAACGAATATACTCTTCTACCATCCAGTCTACTGGCGGCAATTGTCCGGTCTACAATTGCTGTAGACGGAGCGTATTCATCGATTATTTGTATTAACTCGTCAACATTAGTTCCTTTTAAAAATATATCTCTTGTTTTTATTGCATTAGAGATGCTCTCTATGTATCTTAAAAAAGACTGCTCTATATTTGTATTTTTAATGCCCTCTCTATCCAGATAGGCTATTACTCCAACTTCGATTAACTTTAATAAACTTAAAAATCGCTCGGTGTTAAAATTTAATTTTATTGTAATAAATAAGAGCTTATTGTAAAACGGAAGGATTCTTATAGGTTGTTCTCCTTCTATCCTTTCAAATACAGTATTTATTAAGTCTAAATACAGTTCATTATATAGCTCTTTTTCTGCTCTGACTTCAAAAGCGCCTTCTTTTAGCTCGTAAGACTTAAAAGCATCCTCGATAATTCTGGGCAGATTGACAAAAACTGATTCCAACTGTCTTTGTGTTAGTGCAGATAACATATCAAGAAGCTTTTTTTAAACTTTAAACTTTAGGTTTAAAGCTTTGTAGCTTAAACTAAACTATGTCAAGTAAGATCTCTGTAACAATTATTAGGGCAAGATCCGTAGATACGGTATCTGACTTAAACAAAATGGTTGTTCATTTAGAGCAAATTTTAACGGAAAAGGAAAACATAGAGGTTAAGAGTAGACAGTCGATTACAGAAGCTACGATTAAGTCCTCGGACTTTATAGTCTTTGCTGGCTGGGATCTTCCGATGCTATCTCACTTTTTCAATGTGCTCGGATTTTTAGAAAAGCAAGAAATAGAAGATGATAAGAGAATATTTTTATTCGACGAGGCAGGAAGCAATTGCTGGGATGATGTAAATCGGCTTATGACAGCGGGCATGGACCTCGGGCGAATCGATCATAAGTTATTTAACAAGATTGACAACTGCTGGAACTATCGTGATATAATTAGCTTTATAGATGTAAAATTACGCAAACTTGCAACCGATGCAAACTCTGGAGATTCTAGCATTAAGTAATCTTAAAGAAGAGCTTCTTGATAAGATTCTTGCGCACGATCGCTGGAAGACAGAGCAGCAGATCTCCCACGAGAGGTGGTTACATGAGTTTAATGCGCAGATAAAAAATGTCCAGAAACCTAGGGTAATTACATCGCAGAGTATGTCGGAAGACGACGTGCTTATTAACGACATCACAGGGTACGGAGAACTTGGTGAACAGCATATCGGCAAACTTGCAAAAACTCCGGTGTACTGCGCTGCAGAAAATAAGGCCCTAGATGTATTTTATGACTGGAAAAGAGCAATAGAGGACATCGATGATATTCCAAAAAAAGATCTCGCTGATTCTAGAATTAAAAAGCTCCTAACCACGTTTTTATGGGCAAACTCTTTGGCTCAACGTAGTGCTTTCTGGCCAGAAAGCAAAGACATCCACTACTCTGATGTAGCAAAAAGAGACATTAGGCAAAAGCTTCAATCCTATTCAAATATCACAATTGTAAAAGGTTATGAATCATTTAAAAAATTCTGGAGAGAGATTAACAACGAAACAGATATTGAGTTCAACTCAAGCTTTATTGCGGATATACTTGATAACGCGTACCAAGAAACAATTAAAAAAGTAAAGGAAGAAAAGAGATTAGATATTAAGCAATCGCCTCTCTTTAAAGAGATAGGAGAAAAATTTAAACATATCTCTATCGATGCGCTAGAAAAGCAAATGATCCTAAAACGAGGAGACTTTATTAGCGCAATCCTTGCAATTGAGCTGTCTATCTTTTCAAAAAATGTTCCTAATGAGTATAAAGATTTATATGACGTAGAATCTTGGTCAAAAAACTACTTCAAATACGTAAGGAAATACGACGAAAAATGGCGTAAAACTTACAAAGAATTTTACAAATCTATCAGCAAAGAACAAGAATCATGGAAAAAGGAATTAATGTCTTGACCTCTGGGTATAATGTAATGGTCGATGGAGCCGACGAACTCATCAAAGAATGGGAAGAAGGAAAGATATGTAAAGAAGAACTTCTAGAACGACTCATGGATTTAGAGACTGTACTTGTTGATCTTACAAAAATGGATGATGCTATGCAGTAACTAAGTTTAAAGATACTGAAGAATAATGTCTAAAAATACCAAATGACCTCTAAAGATCCTAAGAGACATATAAAGGCGGGGTTTTTTGACCGGTATTTTTCCCTCGGAGTTTCTCAAGGTAATTTAGCCGGATATAAATCCGATCCATATTCCTATTCAGGAGCACCTTATCTAACCAGCGGAGTAATCCTTCCTCGTAGAGATGACATCCTTCTAGAAGAGGGTGGTGGTGGCCCTAGGGCTATTGAGAAATACATGAGGCTATTTAATGATAGCCAAATTCTCGCTGCTTGGGAAAAACTTATAGGGGAAATTGTACAAAGAAACTGGGAAGTTTATCCCGCTTCTGATTCTCCTGAGGATGAAGAAGTTGCCGAGTTTGTTCGCCAAGTAATCAATAGAATGGGCAGCAATACAAGGCAGTCTTATGGAAAAGAAGCCCTTGTATCTACGAACTCTGGATTTGATACATTTGTCAGAGGAATGTGCGAATCGATAATTCTAGGAATGTCGATTGCAGAAATCTGCTGGATGAGGCAAGGGAAGTATATTGTTCCATCAGAGATTAAAATTCGGGATCCTAGGAGGTTCCTATTTAAGCTCAATGAAGACGGGACAATTAGTCCTAGACTTATTACAATGTTCTCGCCAGTTGAGGGCATGGGAATTCCTCTTAGATCGATGATATTACATAGGCACTGGGCCTATAGTAATTTCATGGACGTGCATGGTTCGGGCCTAGGCCGACAACTATATCCGCTTGTCGAGTTTAGAAGAACTCTGCTTAATTTCTGGCTGCAATACGCGGATAAACATACAACGCCCACAGCTGTTGGTAAATTTAGTCTTGGTACACCCGAAGAAGAAGTGAACGCGTTATTTACCGCTCTTCAAAGAATGGGCCAAGAAACCGCCATTGTTTTGCCCGATGAGATGGATATTCAGTGGCTGGAAAGTAATGGAAGGCCGGAACTATATGATCAATTAGTTAGCTATATTGATCAGCAAATTAGCTTTGTGATTAACGGCGAAACAACTGTTGGCCAGGAGACAGGAAGTGTTGGCTCATTCGCCCGCGATCAAATCGCCGACTCTGTGCGTATGCGCAAAGCTAAAGCGTTTTCTGAAGAGCTTGATGAAACAATTAACTCTACGTTGGTCCGATGGATTGTTGAACTCAACTATCCTGGAAAAAATCCTCCGCGTCTTGTACGTAACTTTGAGGATCTTAAGCAACGCGAAGACCCAGTGCGTATTGTCCAGGTTCTATCTCAGCTCGGTGCACTTGGTTATGCAGTAGAAGATGTCGATTGGCTAAGAGAAAAGCTCAATATTCCCTCTTTGGTTAAGCAAGAAATGCCACCAGAGATGGGCGGAATGGGCGCAGCACCTCCTCAAGAAGGTGAAGAGGCCCCAATGTCTGAAACTGAAGACATGGACTTTGGAGCCGATCTGATGAAGCTATTTGACTTTGAAGAAACTTCTGAAAAGCAAAAGATTTCTCAAACAATTTCCTCAAACTTTAAGGGTACATTAGACGACGTAGGTTTCCAAAGAATTGTAAGCGACTCTACAGGAAATGAGATGGCGATCTCCAAGTTAGACATAGACGAGTTTACCTCGCCAGGGGAAATTGTCTTTGTAATAGAGAGATTACTCGAAGAAATAAAAGATTTGCGTAGGGTCCCCGCTGAGGCTGCAGAGTCTAAGTCTAAATCAGAAACTGAGCTATATAGACTAAAAGCTCTAATTGAATCAGAAGGGATGGAGGAAAATGATGTATCTGACCTTGTAACTCTTTATCACAATGTATTTAGAATAAATAGATACGCTGTGCATAGAGAAGCAGTAACTCTTGACCCAGAAGCCAAAGGCTACTGGAGATGGTTCGATCCGTATTTTCAATAATTGATATATTCAACCTAGTTTAAATAGTAAATAGAAATATTGCATAATTCATAACTGCTATGCTCTCTTATAAGCCCATCACTCAGGCGCAGTATTGGATCCAGGCTTCGCCTTTCCAGCACTACTTCACAACTTTCTCTGGAATCCGAGATACATCAGGTACCACTCAGTACGCCGATGGTGTAAGAGGACGTATTTTCCAGCTTAAGGGTCCTCGTACATTGTCCGAAGTAACTGTGTCTGCTCCATTCGATCCTGAAAAGCACGCCGACATTGTCGACTTCTGGAAGACATACGACTGCTCATTTATTACCCTCACAGTGACCCCTGTTAGCTGCGGTGAAGACCCTTCGCCCCTAGGCAACAGAACAATCACAATCCCTGATGCTCAAATCACTTCGATTAATTTTGGTCAGGCGGATAGAGCTTCGACTAATGTTTCAACTCTTGAGTTGACATTTGTAATGGATACGTTCACCTATAACTGATATAGGTACCTTGATCGGAGGGAGATTAATAGATGAAGAAGCATTACGTAGTACGCGTAAAATCACCCTCCGCTTGGTCGGAGATACATGAACTCTTAACTACAGACGGCACATTATGCGACAATGTGCCTAGTAGGTGTTGCGAGTGCTCTGATAAAAAAGAATATTCAAAATATCGCTCTACGTATTTATTAGATGAGGAGGAGGCAGAGTTACTCAGATCTAATAATAAAGTAGATTATGTTGAACTAGATCCAGGTTTTCACATGGAGACCTATCCAAGGCCAAAAGCAGACGCTTTGGTAAATAGGTTTCCTCAGGTTCTTCCGAGTCTATCAGACCCTGCGCCATTTGCAGGGTACAAAATTTACAGAACCCTACCTCCCGCAACTGACGGTCCTCCGATATCTCCTGCTGTGCCCGGTCAGGCAGAATACTTTAGAAGTAGTTGGGGACTTTTAAGAACACAAACAAAAGCCGATCCTTTTAGCTATACGCCATTAGTTGCTTCTCCGAACGTTGATGGTTTTTCCCTCAATAGAAATTTTGGTGGGAACGTAAATATCTCGCCTTCCTCTTTTCAATACGAAGAAGACGAGGATGGATCTGACGTCGATGTGCTTATCATCGACGATGGTGTTTGGATGGGCCATCCAGAGTTCGTAAACGTAGGAATTGAGGTCTCTTTAGTAAGAGATCTTGTTCTCGATGGACCATACTATATCGATCCAGATTATTTTATTTCTAATGGCCTTGTAGTAACCTATTTAGGTAGGCTGACTTGTGATGAGCAGGCCGCAAGAAATTGGTGGAGAGATAGTTCAAAGAGATCTGAGCAATTTGCGTCTGTAGGAACCATTCCAAGCATAGACGACGGATACACTCGCGCTGCGGTATGTGGAGATTTTTCTAATGTTCCTGCGGCCACTGTTGCAGATCATGGCACACCTGTTGCTTCGATGGCATATGGCAGGACTTTTGGTTGGGCGTTTAACGCAAATAAATGGACAATTGCGGCGCAGATTGGCAATAATATTAGTTATTTAATAAACACCCCTTCTGTTTGCTTTGATATAACAAAGATATTTCATGAAAATAAGCCATTAAATCCTAACAG